TGTCTATGTATCACCTGATGGTAGAGAAGTTTATTATGAAATAGACCAAAACGAACAAATACCTTATCCTATTACTGGTAAAGTGACTTCTGAGAATATGATCCATATAAAAGGATTATCTTGTGATGGTATTATGGGTAAGTCACCAATACAAAGTGCCGCAGAATCTTTAGGTATATCTTTATCTATAGAACAATTTGCAGGTTCGTTTTTTAAGAACGGAGCATCTGTAGGTGGTATTCTTAAACACCCAGGAACGCTTAAACCTGAGACAGCTAAACGATTACGAGCTAGTTGGAATCAAACTTATAGTGGTTCTATCAACGCAGGTAAAACTGCAATTTTAGAAGAGGGAATGGACTTCTCTCCACGACAGATTCCGAACAATCAAGCACAATTCTTAGAGACTAGACAATATCAAATTAGTGATATTTGTCGTTTATTTAGAGTACCTAACCATCTAGTGAATGAATTAAGTAACGCTACTTACTCTAATATCGAGGCACAGCAAATCGATTTTGTGGTACACACTATCACACCTTGGATTAAGCGTATTGAGATGGCTTTAAATCAAAAGTTAATACCTGTAAAACAAAAAGGTAAACAATACTTTAAATTTAATTTAACTGCCCTTCTAAGAGGTGACTCTAAGTCGAGAGCAGACTACTATAGAACACTTGTAAACATTGGTGTTATATCACCTGATGAGGTTAGAGCTTTTGAAGATATGAACTCAATGGGTGGACCAAGTGAAAGTGTTTATATGCAAAGTAATATGATGCCTTTAGATAGTTTAGGCGAAGCAACAACAAGAAAAGATATACAATAAAATGGCACTAAGTTCAGACGAAAAAAAACAAAGAAGAGCAAAAGATAGAGGTAGAGCAGGTAATGAGTTAGGTTATTTTGCTAACTCAGTAACAAAAAGCGATTCTAGTAATTTAGATTCTAAAAGAGCCCAATTATTTATAGGTACTGGTGGTAATATAAAAGTAGATTTAGCAGGAGGTTCTACTGTTATATTAAAAAATATACCTTCAGGAACATATCTAAGAGGTATATATATAAATAAAGTTTACGGAAAAGGAACAACTGCAAGTGATATAGTAGCAATATACTAAGTGGCACTAAAAGATATAAATACTACCCCTACTGAGGGAATGAAAGAAGAAGCTCGTAAAGGTTTAGAGTGGAGAAAAGAGTATGGTAGAGGTGGAACTCAAACAGGTGTTTCTCGTGCAAGAGATATAATCAATGGTGATTTAAGTATCTCAAGCATTAAAAGAATGTTTAGTTTTTTTAGCCGACACGAAAATAATAAGGCTAAACATTATTCTGCTAAAGAAAATGATGGTGGTCCAACAGCTTGGAGAATAGCTTGGGCATTATGGGGAGGAAACGCAGGATTTAGTTGGTCAAAGAAAAAGGTTAAAGAGATAGCTAGAGAAGAAGAAAACAGAATGAAAGTAGGCACAATGATAACTGATGGTATAGAATTACCATTATATGATTCTATAAAAGAAGCTGAACTAGAAGCTCAAGAACTTGGTGGAAGTGGTTATCACGAACACACAATGGATGGAGAAACATATTATATGCCTTTTGAAAATCACGAACAAGCAAAAGAAGTGATGAGTAAGGTAAATGATAATATGTATAAAAAAGATGATGAAGATGAAGATGATGAAGATAGAGCTTTAACAGGTGCAGTTAAAAAAGGTTTACAGAAAAAAGCAGAGGACCACAATGAAAAAGTTGGTAAGAAAAATCTTTCTTGGAACGCTAAAGTAACACCTGCTAAGTTAGGTAAAGTATTTAATAGAGGAATAGGTGCTTACAAAACAAATCCAGGTTCTGTAAGACCTAGTGTTAAATCTCCTGAACAATGGGCTTATGCAAGAGTAAACTCTTTCTTATACGCTATGGAAAAAGGAAAGTTTCGTTCAGGTAAACACGATACTGATTTGCTACCAAGCAATCATCCTGTAAAGAAAAGTATGAAAGAGGAAAAAAGCTATATTATGGAAAACAAGGAAATTAGATTATATAGAGCAGAATATCAAGTCACAAAAGACGAAGATAAAGATGAGAAAAGAGTTAGTGGGTATGCTGCTTTATTCGACACAGATAGTAGAGATTTAGGTTTTAGAGAAACTATATCTCCTGATGCTTTTGAAGGTCGTTTAGACGATAATGTAATCTTAACTTTCAATCACGATCCAAACTTAATATTGGATAGAAATATGGGTGGAACTTTAAAACTATCTGTAGATGAAAGAGGATTACGATACGATGCTACTTTACCTAACACAACAACTGGTAATGATGTAGCAGAATTAATGAAACGAGGTTTACTTTATGAATCTTCATTTGCTTTTACAGTAGAAGAAGATGATTGGAGTAAAGACGGAGATGTAACAAGAAGAGAAATTAAAAAAATTGGTCGTCTTGTTGATGTTTCTATAGTTGGTGTTGGTGCTTACGCTAATACTGACGTTGCACTTCGTTCTAAAGAAGCTTTCGA